AGCCAAAAGAATGAAAAAACGAAATACTTGTGTGAGCAGCAGCGGTTGACTTGGAGGAGAAAGGACACTACTCACGCATATATATTAGCACATTCCTTATAGAAGATACAAAAATAGCCCTCGGTTGGGGGCCGAGAGCCTAAAGATAGGGTATTACAGAGGAGTGAAAATGAGTATCTGTTGGGAACAATTTAATTCTAACTCATCGAATTTTTTTAAGCAACAAAAAAGCTTTCGGGGCCGAATCCGAGGGCTTAAGAACTCGGGAAGTTCTTCATGAGAATGTGAGCAGCGTCATCAAACTGCTCACGGTCATTATATTTCAGGAGGCGAGTAGATGCAATGGACAGATGAACAGATCGGTGACATTAGGAAGCTCGCCTCTGAAGGCTTTACCAGACGCGAGACAGCCGACAAGCTCGGGATTAGCTATGATGCGCTTCAAGGTAAAGCAAAACGGCTTGGCATCGAGTTCCAAAAACCAGCAAAGAATGAATACGATTCAGACGGCACACAGTCCAGTGAAACCATTCTAAAAGTTGTCAGGGGTCACAAAATGACGCCTAGAGAGGTTTTAGAAGCTCACGGGTATGATTACACCAAGTGGGAGCTTGTACGTGCCACAAGCAATTTTTGGAAGCAGACGCCTGAAGCGACATTGTATCAAAGCAAGATACAAATCAGGCCGTTAGTCGAAGCGGAACAATATGAATCATTGATGAATGACATCATCACACACAAGGAGCCATACCAAGCTAAGGCTCCTATTTTTGTGGAATCAGATCGCTATTTGGTAATTCCGGCATTTGACACACATTTCAACGGCCACACATTCGACCTCTATGCTGAATCACTTAAACGGCAACTAGAGATCATTCAACGCGGCCACTACGCAAAAATTTTGCTCATTCTTGGCGGTGATTTAGCTCACGTGGACAATATCAACTCGACCACAGCAAAGGGCACACAGCTCGAAACAACCGACTTAGGCGAGACTGTGAACGAAATGGAACAATACTTCGAGACACTGATTGAAGCAATCATTAAGAATGCCAATGAGTGTGAGGTCATGTATGCGCCAGGTAACCACGATCCGTCAGTTGGATATATGTTTGCACGTCTATTGAAACGTGCCTACAGCAACCAGTCGAACATCACTTGGGATATATCACTGAAGCATTACAAAGGCACAATGTTAGGCCATAACTTCATTGGCGCCACTCATGGTGATAAAGGTAAGAACAACTACCTTGCAAAATACTTAGACGAGTTCGGCTTCATGTTAGGCACGGCACAGAACCGCGAATTGATAACGGGTCACATGCACAGTGAAATGAGCAAGGATTTAGGTGGATTCGTTCAAAGGCAGATGTCTACGAGAAAACCTACGGATAAGTGGACAGATGATCTCGGAGTTGTTGCTCATAAGACATTTGAACTAATTGAATATTCTGACCACGAGACGAGGGCGATTTACTATGTTTAAAGAAGAAAGCGAGATTTGGAAAGACGTTCCCGGGTTTGAAGGAGCATTTCAAGTAAGCTCTTTTGGAAGAGTTCGGTCATTGCCACGCATCGACGCACTTGGGCATCATAGAAAAGGCATTTTAAGAAAACAAGGAAACGTTCATGATGGGTATTTGCAGGTAGTGTTAGAACACAATGGCAAGAAATCTGTATATTGGGTTCACCGTCTTGTAGCTGCTGCATTCATACCAAACAAAAATGGATATCCGGCTGTCAATCACAAAGATGAGAACCCAAGTAATAACCGATCAGATAATCTGGAATGGTGCACAGCACGTTACAACAACACGTACAACGGCCGCAACAAGCGCGTAGCAAAAGCACTTGAACATCCGATTAATGTGATAACCAGTTCTGGGCATCATTATTTCTTTAGCAGTCAAAAGAAAGCATCAGAAATTCTTGGACTAAATAATGGCCACATATCTGCGTGTCTTCATGGAAAGTTAAAACATCACCACGGTTTTTCCTTCGAGTTGGCGGTGTAAGTTATGTCAGGTATGAAGCGAGTCGGTTACGGATATGTCAGCCGCACGGAGCAAGCAATAATTGAGAAATTATCGAGAGAAGAGAAACACATGCAAGCAATCATCTACACAAAGCCACACTGCCAAAAGTGTCGGCGAACAATATTAAAACTGTCACATGTAATGCCAGTGCAAACAGTCACAGCAGACGCGGACGACTACGAGCGATTTCGCAAGCTAGGCTATCGTTCAATGCCAGTCGTAACAATCTACAAAGCAGACGGCACACATGACGAATGGTGCGACTTTCAGGTTGACAAGATCAAACAATACACGGAAGACTAAGAGCTCGTACAAATGCGGGAGGTGTGGTGATATGTGATGCGACTGACAGCAAAACAGAAGAAGTTCGTTGACTCTTATATTGCTGATAGCAATGCCACCAAAGCGGCACTAGAAGCAGGATACAGCAAAAGAACGGCTAGGTTTGTCGGTGCAGAAAACCTAACAAAACCTAACATTAAAGCTGCCATCGATGAACGCATGAAACGCATCGAGTCTGACAAGATTGCCAAGGCTGCTGAGGTACTTCAATACTTCACCACAGTGCTCCGTGGAGAGGCAAAAGAGACAATTATAGTTAGCACTCCAGACGGTGCAGATGCTGTTGAAAACGAGCCAAGCATCAAAGACCGCATGGCAGCAGGACGCGAATTGTTAAAGCGTTACCCTGGTAATGATGAGCTGCTCAATGCTCAGCTAACGAAGATTATTACTGATATTGAGAAAACTAAGGCTGATGTCCGCAAGTCCAAAGCTGAGGCTGACATCATGGAAGCTAAGGCCAAACGCGAAACGAGCGAAGATACAAGCAACATCACAATCAACATCAAGCCAATTCAGCAAGACGGAGGCGATGACAGTGCAGATTAATATCGATCTAAATTCAATCGTCCCAAAGGCTTATGCGCCACTTTACAATGACAGAACACGTTACCTGACATACAAAGGCAGTCGTGGATCGCGCAAGTCGTTTTCTGTTGCTGAAGACGTCATCATGCAGATCATCTTGCATCCTTACGTCAATTGGATCGTGCTTCGCCAATACGCATATACGAACAAGGATTCGACATATTCAACTATCCAGCAAGCAGCAAACCGGCTAGGTGTTTACGACCTATTCAAGTTCACGCTATCACCGCTAGAAATCACCTTTAAACCAACCGGCCAGAAGGTGTTTTTTCGTGGCATGGATAAGCCACTGGCCGTTACTTCATTACAACCAATAACTGGCGTGCTCGCTCGTGCATGGTGGGAAGAAGCCTATGAACTGAAATCACTGGACGCATTCAAGACCGTTGAAGAAACCATGCGTGGTGAGATCAGTGATCCTGATGGCTATTACCAGTCGATCATCACATTCAACCCTTGGAGCGATCAGCATTGGCTTAAGCGTGAGTTTTTTGATGAAGACACAAAGAATCCACGATCTAAGTCGTTCACTACCACATACAAGGACAACCCATATCTGGACGATGATTACATTGCAAGCCTAAAAGACATGATCAAGCGCAATCCCAATCGTGCCCGTGTTGCTGTATATGGTGACTGGGGCATTGCAGAAGGTCTTGTGTTTGATGGGCTGTTCGAGCAGCGCGATTTCAGCATGGAAGATATTGCCGCATTGCCAAAAGCAGTTGGCCTTGACTTCGGGTTCAAGCACGATCCAACAGCAGGCGAGTTTATGGCAATCGATCAGCAGAACCGTGTCGTGTATATCTACGATGAGTTCTATCAGCAAGGAATGCTGACGCAGCAAATTGCTGAGGCTATCGGGCAGCATAAGGGCTACGGTTTGCAGATAACGGCTGATAGCGCCGAGCAGATGCTCATATCCGAGCTGTCAGGAGTATACGGTGTGCCAAACATCATTGGCGCTGGTAAGGGCAAAGACAGCGTCTCACAGGGTATTCAATACATGCAGTCTTACCATTTTGTTGTTCATCCCCGCGTTAAAGGACTGCTGGAAGAATTCAATACCTACGTTTATTCAAAAGACAAATTCGACAACTGGACGAACACGCCAGTCGATGCGAATAACCACGCGATTGATGCATTACGGTATGCGATGGAACCGTTTATGTTCAGAACTGCCGGCCATTATATGAGCAACCAAGAACGTATTCAGACAATCAAAAATCTAGGATTGGGGTGACATGATGGACCCATTTGAAGAATCAAACTTACTTTACCAAGAAGACATTACGAACCTCACTCCGGATCGGATCATGAAGTTCATTTTCCACCATCACGAGTATCAGCTTCCACGGCTGAAGAAGCTCGACCGATACTACAAGGGCCAGAACGAGGGTATTCTACAGCCACAATCACGGCGTATTGAAACCGGAAAGTCAGACCACAGAGCTGTTCACTCGTTCGGCAAGTACATCGCTGATTTCCAGACTGCCTACTCTGTTGGTAATCCAGTGAACGTGAAGCTTGATGAAGATGACAAGCGGCTCGACCAGATTACGCAAGTGAACGACTTTGACGCGCTCAACTACGATTTATTCCTCGACATGACGCGTTATGGACGTGCATACGAGTATGTTTACTACGGTAGTGACTCAATCGAGCATTGTGTGCGGCTAGACCCGCTTGACACGTTCGTCATCTACTCGCTTGATGTTGATCCGCAACCAATCATGGCTGTCCGCTATCATTCGGTTGAATTGGTTGACGAGAACAACAAGACAATCATCGACATCATCCCCGAAACGTGGACAGCAACAGAGCATGACGTTTACAAGCCAACTACCGTTGGTGGAGCAATGTACTTGGATCACAGTGAAGTCATCCGTGTGTTTCCCGTTGTTGAGTATGATAACAACCGATTCCGCACTGGCGACTTTGAGCATGTAATTTCGCTGATTGACCTGTACGATTCAGCGCAATCTGATACCGCTAACTACATGACTGATCTAAATGACGCACTGCTGGTCATCAGCGGTGATATTGACGCTTTATTCAACGGTAACACGCTTATGAGTGGTGTTGACCCTAACGATCCTGAAGCGATGAAGAAGCTAGCACAGGACAAGCTAGAGCTGATTAAGGAACAGAAAGACGCCAACATGCTGTTGCTCAAGTCTCGAATGACAGCAACCGGTCAGCAGACTAGCGTTGATGCAAAGTATATCAATAAGGCATATGACGTTAGTGGCACCGAAGCATACAAGAAACGCGTTGCCGAAGACATTCACAAGTTCAGCCACACACCAGACCTGACCGACAGTAACTTTGCGTCTAACGTGTCTGGTGTTGCAATGAAATACAAGCTGCTTGGCACTGTCGAATTGGCAGCAATCAAGCGAAGAATGTTTGAGAAGTCACTGTACCAACGATACTCAATCATCTATGCACTCGATCAAAGCGTGTCAGGTGGCATGAAAACTGATCCTAACACGATTCAATTTACGTTCCGTGACAACTTGCCAACAGACGACATCACGCAAATTCAGGCGCTTGTTGCCGCTGGTGCGACACTACCACAAGAATACTTGTACAGATTTGCACCAGGCGTCACTGATCCACAAGAGATCACTGACATGATTGCCAAACAGCGAGCAGATTACAGTGAGGACTTGACGAACAATGACGAAGACACCGAAGGAACGGATCAAGGCATTCGCGGACAAACAGGACAAGCAACACCGCCAGATAGCGAGTGATGTTGCCAAATATACTGCCGCGTTCATGGCCTTCTGGTATGCATTCAATGAGAAGCACGAAGACTACACGCACGCTGACGACTCACGGTATTACGACCCTGAGTTGAAAGAACAAGTAGACAGAGACGCACGAGAGGCCGGTGTTCAGCAGAAATCAGTTGCCAATAACGATGAACTGCTTTCATATGCGGCCTATGTTTACGCAACAGCGGTGGCCATTAAGATTGCCGATTACATCGGTACCACTCTTGGCGATTTGGCAAAGCAGACGGCTAAGCTGGGGTCATCAATCTACGGCAAGCACATCAAAGCTGACTTGTCGGTAGTCGATAAGCTGTTCGACGGTGTGACGTGGAGTGATCGCATATGGGCGAATCAAGACGCCTTGCGCAGTGATCTCAAAAAGATGATGAAGAATGCGTTGCTGACGCACAGCAACCCAATTACACAAAGCCCGGCGCTTCGCAAGAAGTTTGACGTCATGAAGTATCAGTCAGACCGCATCATTAGAACCGAAAGTGACCGCGTCATGGCACACCAAAGCATTGTGAACGCTCGTGAGGCTGGATACAAAAAGGTTATTTGGGTGATTAACTCGGGAGCATGTGACATCTGCTTGCAACACAGTGGTGAAGTTTACACACTGAAGCAAGCCGAGGGTATGATACCGGCACACCCTAACTGCCTTTGCTCATGGGCTGCGTATGATTCTGGCGATGAAGTTGACGACTAATACGTGACCCGAGCAAGTCCCTAAACTGCTCAAAAATAAGCGTGAAGTGATAGACGTGTGACCGTGGCTGGGCTAAATGGCGTGGCTGGGGTCGTTAAGCACGTCTATTCGTTTTGGGCTAAACAGGAGGAACCATCATGGCAGAAGAAACACAAACTCAGGAAGAAGTCGAAACAACCGAAACTACCACTCAGGCACCTACCACATATACGCAGGCTCAGCTTGACAGTGAGGCCGATAAGCGTGCCGCTAAGGCGCTTGAAACCGCTAAGGCTAAGTGGGAAGCGGAAAAGGCTAAGGCACTTGAGGAAGCCAAGAGTGAAGGCGCACGGCTTGCAAAGATGACCGAAGACGAGAAGGCCAAAGAGATCGAGAAACAGCGACAGGCAGAACTAGACAAGCGTGAGGCTGAACTCAATCGGCGCGAGTTGTCGACAAGTACAAAGTCGTTACTCGTTGACAAAGGACTGCCGGCTGACTTTGCTGACTCTCTGGTTGCTTTGGGTGATGCTGACAAGATCAAGACGGCAGTTGAGAACATTCAGAAGACAATTCAGGAAACGGTCAACAAGCAGGTGGAAGCCAAGTTGCAAACTGACCCGCCTAAGAATGGGGCTTCTGCCCTTGATGGTGCTGACGATCCATTCAAGAAAATCATGGCACAATACAAGAAAAAATAGGAGGTAGCTAATCATGGCTACAGAAAACAACAATTTACCAGTACGTCTTTATCAGAAACAGTTTATTGGCTTGATGCAAACCGTCTTCGGTGTTCAAAGCACGTTCACCCCGACATTCGGTGCGTTGCAAGCACTGGATGGGATTCAAAACAACGCGATTGCGTTCAGTGTTAAGGCAAATGATGTGCCTGTTGCTGTTGGCACCTATAACACTGATCCTAACGTGGCATTCGGCAGTGGCACCAGTAACTCCAACCGCTTCGGGCCAATGAAGGAAATCATCTACGGCGACATCGATGTACCATATTCCTTCGGCTGGAGTTTCAACGAAGGTATCGATCAGCTCACTGTCAACAACGATCTGAACGCTGCAGTGGCTGACCGTCTGAACTTGCAAGCGCAAGCTAAGACACGGCTGTTCAACGGCAAGCTGGGCGCCTACTTGGTTGATAGTGCTGCAGCTGATCTTGGTGCGGTTACTGATGTTAACAAGGTATTCGAGGAAGCTTCCGAACGCTACACTGACTTGGAAGTCGTTGTCCCAGTTCGTGCATACGTGACTGCCGAAGTATACAACGCAATCATCGACCACCAGTTGGTAACCAGCAGCAAAGGTTCTGCTGTGAACATTGATGAAAATGGTATCATGCGTTTCCGCGACATCATTATTACCAAGACACCTACCCGCTACATGGCCGGCAAGTCTATCATCTTCGCACCCGATAACATTGGCCGTGCATTCACTGGTATCAATGTTGTTCGGACGATTCAATCCGAGAACTTTGCGGGTGTTGCTTTGCAAGGTGCTGGCAAGGCGGGCCAGTGGATCAGCGATGACAACCGTCAGGCAATCTTCACCGCCGGGACGTCAACAACTACCACGACCACTACAAAAGCTACAACGACCACCACAACTACTTCTCACGCTTAATTAATTGATGCAGGTCGCCTATTGAAATAGGACAGTACGGGAAATCGGGCGGCTGATTGGAGGACAGAATGAAGCTTATTTTGTGTCAACCCGCTATCAAGCGTTTTGAATGGGAGCTGGAAGTCTGCCTAACCAATCTGCGAAGTGTCGGGTTTGACATGAAAGATGTCGTTTTGCTCTTCACTGTGTATGATTCTAAGGTGCCAGAAACGCTCGCTAATAAATATGGTGTAGAAGTACACACGTATACCGACAAGCGCACAGACAAGCGATATATCCCGTCTGTGAAGCCTTGGCTTTGGTGGCAGTATCTAGCTGAAGACCCCGAACGCGAAAAAGAGGACTATTTATACTTCGATAGTGATGTGATCTTCCGTAAACGGCCAGACTTTCGCAAGCTGAAAGCAAAGCCTGATCGCTGGTTGTGTAGCAATACTCTCAGCTATATCAGCGTTGACTATATCAAGCAGTGTGAGCACGGGGAAGAAATCCTGAAACGCATGGCTGACATTGTCGGCGTTACGTTAGCTTCGCTTGAGACAATCAACCACAATTCTGGCGGTGCTCAATGGATTATCAGCCACCCTTCGGCTGAGTACTGGCGGAAGGTGTACGTCGACAGCAACCGACTGTGGCAATACTTGCAAACGGTCGACAGCAATATCCAAAAATGGACTGCAGAAATGTGGGCGCAACTTTGGAACATGATGTACTTCAATATCGGTCCCGTCATCAGTGACGAGCTCGATTTTTGTTGGGCTACTGATTCAATCAAGCGATGGAACAAAACCAAGATTATGCACAACGCTGGCGTAACGGCTGAAGATAAACGTTTATTCTTCAAAGGCAAATACGTTAATCACACACCATTTGAAGATGATTTGAGCTTCGTAGACAAGTCAAAGTGTTCATACAAGTATGTGCAAGCAGTAAAGGCGGTGAAATGATGGCTGATTCAGATAAAAACGCAGATATTTTGGCAAGTATAAAGCTACGCATTGGCTTGACTGATACATTGCAAGATAACTTGTTGAATGATCTGATTGATGACGCCACAGCACGTGTGCTGACTTATATCAACCAAGACAGTGTAATCAATCAGACTGTTCCAGATGCAGTTGCATGGGTAATCAAGGACATTGTGGTGAAGATGTATAACCGCATCGGTGATGAAGGCAAGCAAAGCGGTACCGAAGGCAACGTATCAAACACATGGGAAGCAATTGACTTATCCAAGTATGCTGACGCTCTCGATGTCTACCGCGATTCATCGCAAAGCCGCCGACCGGGGATGAGGTTTGTATGAGATATAACAATCGAATCACACTCATCAGGAAATCACCACCGGCCGATCCATTGCATGACAGGCCAACAGAGACGCGTGAGACGGTTACTTGCCTGACAATCCCAATCACCAGTGCACAAGAACTGTCAGTATACGGCCTTGTGAACACTATGGCCTACGAGATTCACGTAAAGAATCCTGCATTGCCTGTGAACGAGATCGAGATTGATGGCGTCAAGTGGACAATCAACAAGACATTCGTTAACCGCAAGTCAACGGTATTCATCGTGTCTGGAGGTGCAAGCAATGGCTAATACCAATGTCACGTGGTCAGGTCTCGATAAATTGATGGAAGAACTAAGCACAACAGCCGGAGCGACTATTGATGCCGCCGCCTCAGCAATGAAAACAACTACCGGCCAAGTTCAAGCAACAGCTAAACAGGTGGCACCAAAAAGAACTGGATACATGGCAAACAACATTAGTGTTGAACCAGTCAAGAAGACAGCTACATCTGTAATGGGAACTGTCGATGCCAAGGCTGATTATTCATCTTTTGTTGAGTTTGGCACCTACAAAATGTCAGCCCAGCCATTCATACGTCCAGCCGTTTCAGCAGCGCAATCATTGTTTATCAAAACGACAATGGACAAGCTAAAGGAGGCGGCAACGTTCAAATGACACTCTCTCATTGGTACGAAGATGTGCAAACTCAATTGACTGCTGACGGCCTTAACCCTATGTTCGTTCAGCCTGACGCAAAGAGCACATTGCCATTAGTTTTTGTGAACGTTCATGTTGATGCCGATATGTCATCTAAGGTTGGAACGCTATCCAGTATCGAGCAGCAGATTGACATCTACGACAGCATCGACACTCCACCGGCTGAGTGGGAAGACTTCGTACGCAAAGTTAAATGGTCGCTCAGCAAAGTGACACGTTGGCAGTCATTAACGGCATCTAATTCAATCAACACAAGCATGGGCGAGAGCACACCATTACGCCGCTGCATGCTTCTCATTACTTTAGAAGGAGATTATTAAAATGGGAGTTCCAGTAAACAATGGCATTAAGTATGTAAAAGATACCCCTTATCGTGGCAAAGACGTTTGGTACTTTATCCAATCGACAGATCCTAAAGTAGCACCCGTTGGCAGCCCTGCAATCTTGCCGGCTCACCAAGAGTCAGGTGATACAAGTATCGAGGGCGATTCTCTTGATGAACAAAGCAAGATGGGCCGTATCATTGCCGCATCCACCAATGAAGACAGTATCGAGCTAACGAGCTACATGGTACCTGGGGACACCGCAAACGACATCATTATTGATGCTAAGCACAATGGCCGTCAGGTTAAAGTATGGCGTGTCATTGTTGATGAACGTCTTGCAGTTGTTGAAGGCGACCACAAAGCTTATCCAGCAATGTTTGGTTATGGTGTTGTTGATAGTGCCGACATCTCTGATGAAGACAGTTTCTCCGAGATGGATTTCACTTTGAACATTATCGGTAAACTAGCAGACAAGAACGCTGACGGGACACCTGGCACTTTCCCTCTGTCGGACGATCAGGTGGCAGCACTTAGTGAACTGTACGACTACGAACGCCCAGGCGAAAAAGCAGGCGAGTTTGCTGATGGCACAGCAACCACCACTACCACAAGCTCATCTACTACCACAACAACGTCACATGCTTAATTAATCGCACACAGAGACGAGTAGGCTACGGCCGATCTGAGACGACAATCTAGGAGGATATTCATGTTAGAAATTCAAGTGAAGAACGAAAAAGTCGAATTAAAGTTTAATTTTAAGGCACTATTTCGAGCTAACAAATTATTTAGCTCACAGCCAAACGCAGACGATGGTGCCAGCAGCATTTGGCTTGGATTTGTGACCGGAAATGTAACGGCATTGTTTAATGCGATTAAGTCGATGCTGCCAGAAAAATACACTGATGCAGATATTATTTCTGCAATTGATGCACAGCCAGACCCCGATGCCTTTTATGATGAAGTGGTTGAGGAATTGCATAAATCGGCTTTTTTCCGACGCGAGATGAAACAATGGCTGAAATTGAACGAGAAATACGGAATCTCGCTGATGGAAAAGAAAGACATGACGGCAGAGGAAAAGGGCAAGAAGGCACTGCTAAAGGATACCCTGGAAGAAGTCAAGAAGAGTCTCTCTTAACCGACTTTGCTCGTCATGGGATATATGATCCCGATATGCCATTACGATTATATTTTTGGGAAGCCCGTTCAATTCTGGAAGGGTCTTTTTTGCGTGATGTCGATATGCGCCGTGATTTGATGGAGCTTGCTGTCAATATCGCCAACATTCAGAACGCAAAGAACCCGAAGCGGTCAGTTAAAACTGGTTACAAGAATATTGATAAGGCCGAGCAAAAGATACTCAAGCGCAATGGCAATGGGACCATAAGAAAGCCTGATGTCGAAATGATTAAGAAACTCAATGCCGCATTTGGAGGTGGTAGCTAATGGCAAACGTTGTCGCATCATTCACTGCTGATATTGGTGGATATCAGAGTGCAATGAAACAATTGAAAGGCGAGACTGCGAGCGCCACGGATAGCGCTTCTAGTTCCGTTTTAGGCGGTGGAAAATCATTTCTGAAAATGGGAGCTTTGGCCGGAATTGGCGCCGGAGTTGTCACAAAAGCCCTGCAGACGATGGGGTCTATGACAACATCAATTGTCAGTCGTTTCGATACACTCAACAATGCTAATCGTACTTTTAAAAATATGGGATTCGCTACTACAGACACCAAAAAAGCGATGAGCGGCCTTAACGATTCAATCATGGGGCTTCCAACTAGTCTGGACCAAGCTGTTCAAGGAATGGAATTAATGGCTGCATCAACTGGTGACGTGCAAAAAGGACAAAAAGTGTTCAGCGCTGTCAATGATGCGGTATTAGGCTTTGGCGGTTCTTCAGCGCAAGCAAGCTCTGCTGTTCAGCAATTATCGCAAGACTTATCAAGTGGCACAATCACTGCTGCAACATGGAATTCTATGATCAACGATGGCATGGGTCCAGCCCTAAAAGCATTGGCAAAGTCCATGGGAATGACTTCTGGTCAACTGAAAGATGCTCTATCGAACGGAAAAGTTAGTGCTGATCAATTTTCTGAAGCACTGATCAATATGGACAAAAACGGTGGCGGTGGAATGCAATCGCTCCATAAGATTGCCCTTGACTCTACCGCCGGCATTTCATCGTCTTTTGCGAACTTAAAGACTGCCGTTGTGCGTGGTTCTGCAAACATGCTGACGGTGGTTGATAATTTCATTAAATCTGTTACAGGGACTAACATTTCGGGCTGGATAAAACAAGCAGCAAGCGCTGTCACTGCAGGAATGGCGATTGCTTCTAATGCGATCAAGTCGTTCACGCCAGTAGCAAAGTCAATATTTGACACTTTAAAGTCAATTGTTGCTTGGGTAGGACAAAACAAAGATTGGCTCTTGCCGCTAGTAGCATCAGTATCAGCATTCAAGAGTGTCATAACCGTGGTAGGAGTTGCAAAAAGCGCATTTTCTGCTTTTGGAAACGCGTTGGAAGTAGGCGGACTTCTCACCAGAATCGTATCTGGTAGCAAGGACGCTGCTGCTGGGCTTAGCTTGATGGCTCAGAATAGTAAGATTGCAGCAGCGGCTCAGAAGGTTCTTCAAGCCGTTTCGGCAGCAAATCCTTGGGTACTGTTGGTTGCGGCTATTGCCGCAGTCGTTGCAGGCCTAGTTTACTTCTTCACCAAAACAAAAACCGGCCAAAAAATATGGTCTGAGTTTGTTTCTGGGCTTAAAGAAATGTGGAATGGTCTTGCTTCATTCTTGAGCGGACTGTGGAATGGCATCATTAAAACGTTCAGCAATGCCGCCAAAGGTGTGCAAAAAGGATGGGATTCGACTAAATCTTTCTTTGGTAATCTTTGGAGTGGCATCACAAGCGGAGCAAGTTCAGCTTGGAGTGGCACTGTAAGCAATGCAAAATCAGCTTGGAGCGGACTCGGATCATTCTTTTCTGGCCTATGGAGTGGAATTACCAGTGGTGCTAGTGAAGCGTGGACTGGATTGTCTTCGTTTTTATCAAGTAGCTGGTCCAGCGTTTCCAGCACTGCCTCTTCAATATGGGGAGGCATAAGTTCATTCTTTTCCGGGCTCTGGAATGGGATTGTGACTATTGCCACTGCTGTTTGGGGAACGTTTGGGTCTTCGTTAACTTCTATTTGGAATGGCATTGTTCAAGTTGCCTCAGGCGTTTTTAATATGTTGAAGGCCGTAATCATGGGCCCGATTTTGCTAGTTCTAGATCTGATTGATGGCGGTTGGAATAAGTTGGGATCAGATTTGCAACTAATTTGGACGAACATTGTCTCTGCAGCATCACAAATTTGGAATGGGCTTGTAACTTATTTTTCGGGCATTTGGAGTCTAATTTCAACATTCGCAGTGACTGAATGGAATGCGCTTGTGGCAACTATTGAAAGTATCTGGACAAGCTTCATCACAGGCGCAACTGCTGTCTGGTCAACGCTAGTGTTGTTCTTCACCGGTTTATGGGACGGTATCGTTGCATACGCAGAGACCGCTTGGACAAGCGTTACATCATTTCTATCAGGCATTTGGAGCTCAATTGTAAATACTGCTGAAGGAATTTGGAACGCACTTCCGGGATTTTTCTCTGGTTTGTGGAATGGAATAGTTTCATATGCACAAGGCGCTTGGAATAGCGTTGCTTCTTTCCTTTCTGGCGTATGGAGTGGCACAGTCAGCACTGCTGAGGGTATATGGAATGCTCTTCCCGGATTCTTTTCCGGATTGTGGAGCGGAATTACATCCTTCTTCTCATCAGCATGGAGTAGCATCAGCTCAATTGTAATGGGAGCGGCTAGCAACATTGTGAACGGAGCCAGAAGCGTTTGGAGTGGTTTCACAGGAATTGTGTCCAATGTTGTGAATGGGATTCGGAATGGATTCAATGCGCTAAGGAATATCAATCTGCTTGACGCTGGTCGTGCTATCATGGACAGCTTTTTCAGTGGCCTAACTGCTGCTTGGAGCAAGGTTCAATCATTTGTTGGCGGGATCGCTTCTTGGATTCGCCAGCATAAAGGCCCAATCAGCTATGATGCGCGTCTCTTAATCCCCGCTGGTAATGCCATCATGGATGGCTTGAATCAAGGCCTGCAAAAGTCATTCGGGGCTGTTCAAAAGACGGTGTCCGGAATGGCCAGCGATATTTCTGACAACATGTCGGCAAATATCAGCAGTCTGTCCATGGCCGGTGCACAGTTCAGCTCTGGCGATGTCACACAGTCAATTGATGCAAGTGAACGGATTACGCCAAACATCTACGTCCAAAACAACGTTGATAAGAATGGCATTAACAGCATGGTCAAGGAAGCAGACGCTAATGACGCAGCCGTTAGCAGCTACTTCCGGCCGATTGGAGGGTAGTATATGGATCTATTAGTTGAAAAGCTCGATGGTATCCGATACTACCTGAGCCAATATAAGGTGCTGATAACTGAATTCGAGGAATCGGCACCATCAGTCACTCGGAACAACATGCAGCTCGATCAACGCAACGGGAACATTGACTTTGGAGGCTGGCATACAGACAAGACAATCGACATTACTGGTTACTACCGGGCAGATGACATGGACGAGGAAGAAGCACTTCGTGAGAAGCTGTATGCGCTACTTTCTGATCCTGATGGTTATTACATCACACAACTAAAAACATCGCCCGAGGCGGCTGTTGAGAGGCCTGGAGAGACGTCTGGAAACTACTACGATAAGCTGAAAGATTATCCGTCCCACAAGCGGTTCCTTGTTTACACCGAAGCACCTGAGATGGAACTGGTCGGCAACGTCAATGGGACACTTTTGTACAAGCTAACTGCCGAATTCAAGACAATGAAGTTGCCTTACGGCGAAACGCCACAGGCCGATATTGATGTTAGCGGCAACGTCCCCTACCGAGGAACCGTCCCATGCAATCAGCTCGAACAAGGGTTCACTATCAAATTAACTGCAACCGGTTCGGCGTCTTCATTGTCGTTTAAAATTGATGATACCGAGCTGGCATACAGCGGTGCTGTTGCCGTTGGTGATGTGTTTATGTTTAGCGGCTTTAGCTACACTCAAAATGGGCTAAGCATCGTCAGCAAGACGAACAAGGCCTATTTTGTCTTGCAACCTGATAAGCAAAACAGAATCACTTGCAACGTGCCGGGAACAGTCCAGATTATTGGTTTTCAAAACCTATACGCATAGGAGGCGTGATTATTGATTACATTCACAGACGTTGATAATAATGAATATCAAGCCCAGTGCGAGATTGAGAAAACCGATGCGGTTAATGGTGAGAAATCACTAGCCGGTACGATTTATTTTGGCCAAGACGTCAAAGACAGCATCAGCAAAGGCTGGACACTGTCGTTTCTTGATGAAAACTACGTTGTTGTCACGTACACAAAGAATGACAAAGATAACACGGTTGCGTTCAGTGCCGTTCAGGCATTCTTCTACAAGATGAGCAAAACGGGTTTCTACGAAACTTGGAATGGCTCACACCCGTTCTCCAGCTATCTTGACGCTTTGTTTGCTGGCACAGGTTACACGTACGACAACACGGCCTCGGTTGCAGCTTTTGAGAAACAAGACTGGGGCATGAGCGACCGGCTATCGCTCTTCAATGACATCATCGATCAAGCAAACGTTGAGTTCTATGTTGAGGGCACAGTTATTCATGTCGTGCCAGCTATGGGGTCTGATCTTTCCACCATCGTTCGCAAAAAGTTCAATTTGGACACAGCAGAGATTCAGACCGACAACACGAGTTTTGCCACCTATGGACGCGGATATGGTGCCTACAGCAAACCGAATGACACCACAAGCCAGCGCCTGACAGTCGAGTATAAGTCACCGTTGTATGACTACTACTATCCCAAGTTCGGCGCAATTGAAGCGGTTCCTATTGCTGATGAGCGGTACACGATTGCTGACAACTTGCTGGCTGCTGTGAAAGAGAAAGTAGACAAGAGTTGGAGCATCTCACTCACACTAAACCTTGTTGACTTGCAATCTGTCGGCTACAAATACGCGATGGCAAACCCTGGCGACTACATCACGGTGATTGATGAAAACCTTAATTTTAGTGACAAGGTTCGGATCATTAAAGTGACTAGTGATTATGATATTCGCGGCACACGAATCAAAACGGAAGTCGAATGTGGCAGCTTGTCATTTGCTGAACAACAGAAGACATCACAATCAACACTGTCTAACGTAGCTGCCGGCAAGATTCCAGTGCCTAATGAATGGCTAACATCTCAAGTCCAGCTTGCAACAAATAGTCTTCTTGCCGCACGAACGGAACTCAGGTTCACTGACCAAGGCATCATTGCTGTTGACAAGTCGGACGCAAATAAGGTTGTGATTCTCAACAGCGCTGGTCTGGGCGTATCTACTGATGGTGGTCAAACATTCAAAAGCGCCGTCACAGCCGATGGCGTGGTCGCTGATCGGCTGTTTGGTAACCTTATCTCTGGCATCACTTACGAAACAGAAGACCCAGCAAGCCACTACAAAATTCGCCTAAAAGGTGGAGCTATGGAGCTTTACAAGGGCGATGAACTTGTATCTGGCATCAACCAAAACACTCATGGTAGTACATTCAACAACTTTGAGGGTAATACGCTTAGCTTATCGCAAACTAGCCCGTCCGGTAAAGCAAAGGAAATTGTCGCGATACCGAGCACGTCAACATACGATAACCCGCAGCTTTCTATCAATGGACAACTTTCTATCAATGGGCAAATAGATACAAAATTGCAATTCTTGAAAGACGCCGTAATCCAAAGCAAGGGTCAAATATGGATAGGGTCAGAAAGCAACGTAAACCTCGGATTCTTTGAACCTGACGGTACTTTCAGACATCGAATTGACGCAACTACTGCGGGAGCACAAGTATATGGCGATTTTACTGTCTACAACGGGTCAAAAAACGCCGCTCAGGTCACCCGTGATGGCATTCGTGCTACCCCTGCATATGAGTTGGCAGAAAACTATGTAGGCGATATTGGCGAGAGTAAAACGGACAGCAACAAAACAGTGCGAGTGGAAATTGATCCGCTCGTTTTTGATTTGATTAATACGGATAAGCCCTATCAAGTTTTCTTGACAGCGTACAGTGACGCGCATTTCTGGGTTTCCGAACGTGGCAAGGACTATTTCGTTGTTTCGTCTGATAGCCCCGATTCATCGTTTGGTTGGGAACTCAAAGGCAAGCGCAGAGGATTTGAGGATCAGCGCCTCGTTGATACAAAAGACACCTATGAAGATTTAGAAAAAATGGAGGGACTGATACCAAATGGCAATCAGAACGTACAAAGTAACGCTTGATTCAAAAAATGCGATCGCCCCTGAACCTGTATATTTGCGGCAGGGAGACAAGACCGGTGCCGTGGTGATTGATGCCACGCTTATGGACAACGGCTCTCCGGTATCGCTTAGCGGCCTTACACCAATGTTCAAAGCTAACACGGCTGACGGGCAGGCCGTAATTGCTGATAGTACCGGATTCACGGTGACTGATTCTGTCAATGGGAAGTTCACTTATCAAGTCCCAAATGCGCTTTCCTCAGTCGCTGGGAAAGTAACGACTGCTTACTTTAGCTTCATAGATTCTTATGGATCAGAATCGACCTATGACCTTGCATTCATCATCAGTTCTGCGGTTGATATTACTCAACAGCAAGCAGAAGATTATATAACTATTATCGATGGGACGATAGATGCTCTTGAAGACAAAATGGCCAACCTAAAGACAGACTTGCAAACGATAGTTGATAATTATTCTTCGGGAGATTTTTATAATAAATCAGAGACTGACAACAGAGATGCAGCCACCCTATCAAGTGCCAAAAAGTATGCAGATTCTGGTGATAGTAATTCATTGTATAACGCCAAAAAATATACAGACAATTCACTATCTGGGATTGTGGCATTGCCGGAAACATTTGCAAATCTAGCTGCAATTAAAGCAAAATATCCCAATGGGTCTAATGGGGTCATGGTGGCTGCCGACAATGGTAATAAGTACATTTGGAATGGAAGCTCTTGGTCAGATGCGGGTGTTTACCAAGCGGTTGGCTTATCAAATGGGTCTGTCACTAATCCAAAGCTCGGTGACGATGTAAGGCATCGCTTGTATGCTTATGCCGACAGCATTAAAAAAATGAACAGGGTAGTTGATCCGGATTTTGTATTGGGTGTGATTGATCCATCAACACATCTACCAAATGTTTCCGATTCATCAATCAAAATTCACAGTCGACCTTTGGATTTGACATCAGGTAAAGTTTTGAAGATTACAACGCCTTCAACTGCTAATTGCACAATCTATTATTACAATCAAGGGTCATACGTTGCAACTGGTTCACTTTTCAAAGAAATTGGATACACAGACAATACCATTAATGCTGATGAAGCAATCATTGTTTGTGGATATTCTGGTGATACGACAATGACATCTGCCTCTGATCTTGGCGATCAAGTTAGTATTGTAAGCCTCAATGATAGAAATCTGGCAAGCGAGGTTTCTTCTATTTCAGACATTTTGGGAATTGAAGAAGTTAATTTCGCCTATACCACAAACATAACTACAGGTGTAGGTGTAGGCAATGTTGTTGATCTTACGCAGCAAAGAGTTACAAATTACAAAAGTGCATTGATTAGCTGCTCCGAAGGCGATTTCTATTTAATAAATGGTACTGGTGGTAATAATCCGAGATTGTGGGCTTTTTTAAACAGCAACAATCAAGTTATTACATGTGCAGATACTAATGCAACTGAATCTTGGCTTTTACTGGTTGCGCCAAAAGGAGCTAGTACGCTTGTTTTGAACCAAAGCACTGATCTTCCTTGCTTCAAGATTCCAAAAAATCTAACTCAAGGAATGTCGGTCAACTATAAAGAATTTATTCAAAACAAATCAATTCAATTAGGAAAATATAGTGTTGGGCAAACCGTTGATGTTACTCCTCAAACAACAATTAACTATCGCTACATTATGTTGCCATGTAAGGAGGGCGACCGGTTCAAACTAACTGGTAGGGGTGGAAATAATCCTCGCCTGTACGGGTTTCTTGACGTTAACAATGTATTGCTAAGCATTGCCGATTTGTCTACGCAATTAAGCATAACTACAAGCGTTGTTACCGCTCCAAAAAATGCAACTACAGCTGTGTTCAACTTTCAGTTCCCCACAACGACAGACTATCCATATTCTGGTATTGCATTTTCTGATTCTGATATTAACAGTACAGTTTTGGAAACACAAAGTAGCGCTGTTGACTACAGCAAATATCCAAAACCGCAGTGTCCACAACTTTCAGAAGATTATATGGCAAGCTTCGTTGGTGGACAGATTATTAGCAATGATATGTTTGCAAAACCATTAGGCGATTTAGCTATTAGCACTGATCTTATGGCACATTGCAGCTCGTTCAGACTCATCAATGGAAATATATATGCAGCATTCTATGTGAACAAGCAGGCAGCTGTGGAGAATCCGGCGCAGCATACTGCCGTATTCAGAAGAGCAAGTTTGAGTAATCTTTCTTCAATCACCAACGTAGATCTTTGCGATATTGGAGATTCAGTACTAGGACAAACGGTTAATGCGATCTACGACACGGTTATCCTGAAAAAGGATGACGACAATGACAACTTGTATTTATTGTTCACGGCAAAGCTCGGCGCCGATTATTATTTGCTGTATCGAAAATATACAATCAGCACGGACACATTGAGCGGCATTTCAAAATGTCAATTCACAGTGAACACAACAACAAATGATTTCTCAATTCCTGGCATGAAGCAGGCTCTAGATGCCAATAGCATCTCTTACCCGGCATTCAGCACAGATATTAGTTTCATGCAGCAACTAAGTACGCGTGTTGAGAACGGCGTTACCTACTACTACACAGGAATCGGCGTCCTTGATTTCTGTTTTATCGCAAAGTCAAGCGACCTAATCAATTGGATCTTTGTGTCACAACCTGACTTCCCAACGACTTCAAAATATGAGCCTGCTGTGTATGTTCTAGGCGACGTTGCATATTATCTTTGCCGGCAAGAAGCCTCGTCTTCATATGCGTTTCTTACAACGTATAATTTGGTGACACATGTATGGGCAACTCCAATCAATATCCCTGACTGTCAATCGCGATCTGTGTTCTTCGTTAACAGTAGTGCCCTATATGCCCTACATGCTCCAAAGGATCGAAACCACATCGCAATTTTGCACATCAACACTACCAACCTGGATCAGTCGGCAGATATTGATGTCGCGAATGTTGATAATATGTTCTATCCCTTTATACAACAGAATGACGATGGTTGGTTGTATGTGACGATCACGCAAGCACGGAAGCATATCTGGCTGTGTAAATTTTGGGTGCCTGATACTCGCGTTAGCATTGCCAAGCTGAAGCAAGTCCTTGGCAGTTAATATTTATAAATAAGTAAGGAAGTGATGACAATGCTAAATAAAATCAGAGATCACCCGACACACACAGCGCTCGCCATTGGCATGGTTGCCATTGGCTTGTTTCTAATCATCAATGACCATTATTTCATCTGGCCCCCCTATTACTCTGACTGGCTAAACGATGACATTGTGGGTTTTTTGTTTATTGTTGACGGACTCGGGATTGGGGGTTGGGTGCTATGGGAAGAACAGTTGGCAACAATCAATCGTCTGTTACTCACAACTACCAGTTTCTTGATGTCGTTCTTGACAATACTGCAATTCTTGACCTCGATCTCAACTGGAATCTACTCAAATTGGATCAGCAATGCGATAATAACAGCCTTCGTGCTGATTCTGGCACGAAGGAGTGACAGCCGTGACAACAGAGATGACCAAAGCAATAGTTGATTTTGCCCCATATCTTGCCGGTATAGCATCGGCCGTTATTGCCTACTTGACCTACCGCGAGGGTAAACGGAAAAACAGGCATGATGAGCTTGAGGATATGAACGACAGACTACGCGCAGATAATGACCGTTTGAGACGTGAGAATGAGCGTCTCAGAAAGGAAAACAATCATGAATAACTGGACAGAACTTTTAGTATCACTTGCAGTAGCAGCAGTCCCAATCATTGGGGCTTGGATCTCAAAACAATTGCTGGCTAACAAGCAGGCACTCACCTTGGTAAAGGTATTAGGCCCATTGGCAAATGCTGCGGTAACAGCGGCAGAACAGCTTGGTGTGACACAGGCGATTGATGGTGCGGTTAAGAAATCGACTGCTATTCAAGCGGTTAAAGATGGTTTGAAGTCGCTTGGCTTCACCAGCACAGACGAGCAGACGATTGCCAACGCGGTTGAGAAAGCTTATGCGGATTTGAAAGACAGCCTGGCAGAAACCTATCCACAAAAGACAGTTGATCAAGAAGCATCTAATCAAGACAAAGTGGCTGCCGCAGCTCAAGCAGCCGCAGAAGCAGTTAAGGCTCAACTGGCACCATCATCTGTTGCTCCGCAGCAATAAGGAGGGCACCATGAAATTAAAAACTAAAACAGTCGCTTTGGTAGTCGCCTTCTTGGCGGCTATTTCTTTTGCCCTGCCATCGCAGGTGAATGCGGCCAAGGGAGATCAGGGTGTCGACTGGAGCCGGTGGCAAGGAACCAACGGTGTATTTGGCTATTCCACTGACAAGTTCGGCATCTCTCAAATTGGTGGATACAGTGGATACGGCACGTACGAGCAAACCACCTACAAGACACAGGTTGCATCGTTGATTGCGGCTGGTAAGCGGGCACACACCTATATCTGGTGGCAGAATATCGACAACACCAATTTGGCCAAGCAAGTACTAGATCATTTCTTGCCTGAGATTCAAACACCAAAAGGGTCGATTGTTGCGCTTGACTATGAGGCCGGATCAACCAACACGGCAACCTTGCTGTGGGCACTCGACTATATCCGCGATGCTGGGTACACGCCAATGCTCTACGGTTATAAAAGCTTCTTGGTTAACCACATCAACTTGTCACAGATTGCCAGCCGCTATCAGTTATGGCTCGCGGAATATCCTGATTACAATGTCACTACCGCACCGAATTACAATTATTTCCCGAGTTTTGACAATGTAGGTATCTTCCAGTTCACTTCAACTTATCGCGCTGGCGGCCTTGATGGTAACGTTGATCTAACTGGCATCACTGATTCAGGCTACAACGGTAGCACGACAACGGGTAGTGGGAAAACTTATGTTAAGCCTGCTACGAGCACACCAGCAACAAAAGCAGGCCAGCAAGCCAACAACACCACACTTAGCCAGATCAAAGCTGGCGATAGTGTTAAGGTTAACTTCGGCACAACCCGTTGGGCGAATGGTGTCTCAATGCCTAGCTGGGTTCAGGGTAAGACGTACACGGTACGCCAAGTATCTGGGTCTAACGTATTGCTTGGCGGCATCATGAGCTGGATCAATCGTAGCAATGTTGAGCTGCTGACAACGACTAGTGTGCCATCAGTAAGCTATGGATCGACCTACACGGTTCAATATGGTGATAGTTGGTGGTCAATTGCTTACAAGTATGGCATGAGCATGTATACTTTGGCTTCTAACAACGGTAAGTCAATCTACAGTGTGATTCACCCAGGCGATGTATTGCGCGTCTCTGGTGGCTACTCAGTGGCCGTATCAAGCCACACGTACTACACAGTCCGCTATGGTGACAGCTTCTGGAGCATTGCCAGAAAGTATGGCATCAGCATGTACACGTTAGCCGCTAACAACGGCAAATCAATCTATAGCCTGATTTATCCGGGCGAAAGCCTGTATATCAGGTAA